ACCGATGTCGCCCACACTGATGCTGACCTCGTCTGCCGTGATGCCGTTGTCCGGGACCACCTGCACGATGTAGGGGCCGTCGCCGGTGACCGTAACCTCTGAGTACTGGATCCCGAGAAGGATGGATAGCGGGGCCACTGCCACCTGGATGCCGAAGTAGATCCGCTCCTGCAGCCTCTGGCGCATAACCGCAGGCGTTGCGGAGTACTCGACCTCGATGACCCCACCATCACCACCAGGCCGAATGGTCGGGATGTCAACGCCGAACTTATCGCCATCATTCCAGGTGCCGGTGAAGTCGAACTCGAGCGACAGACCCTCACCCTCCGGGGAGGTGGCATCGCGGAAGTTGTGCTGCGGGATCTCATCCAGCTCAGGCAGGGTCAGCTCGAACTGGCTCGGGCCGGTCGCGGTGCGGGTCAGCTTCCTCGGCGCGTAGCTCGGGTGGAAGAACCAGATCTCCTCCCGGTCCTGGGCGTACTGCACATCCCAGATCTCGTTGACCTTGTACGGGGAGGCGCTGGGGGCGGTGAACCAGACCAGCTCGCCATCCTCGACCGCCCACATCCGAGAGGCACCGATGATCAGGCAGACATCATTGTCCTCGCCCACGAAGTTGATGCACCGCAGTACGTCGTTGTCGGCGCTCTGGACCGGGTCGAACTGGGCGATGTACTCGAAGCCCGGACGCCGGAACACGCCGCCCTCTCGCAGCACGATCCAGTTATCCAGGGTGAAGGCGCTCTGCTTATACCGATCAGAGCCGGTGCGAGCCCCCAGTCGGCGAGAGATGCGGCCACCTGTGAAATCGGTGATGGCCTGCTTCGTTCTCACCGGATAGCCTCCAGCACGGAGACATCTCGGGCCGTGTCCTGCTCATCGGCGACAGCGTCGGATCCGATGGCAGCGTTCAGTCGGTCCTGGTACAGGGCGTACATGTTCTGCACCTTGGAGTTCGAGCCGGTCAGCTTCGAGGCCATCTTCGCCGCCAGCAGGGCAGCGACACAGTCCACGAAGTCTCTCGGCATCAGCGAGATGCTGGTCTCCTCCACATACCGGAGCCGGATCTCGCCGCAGTTGGTCAGGATGGCCCGGCCTTCCAGGTCGTACTGGTCGGTCTCGAGCTTGTCACCGTCGCCGTCGTAGATCGCCACGATGCGGATGTAGTTGGACGGTAGCCGGTAGGCATACGACCACCCGAAGTCGGGATCGGTCGAGATGCGAGGCAGCACCTTCCGGGCCGTGGCGGCATTCCAGTTCGCATCACGCAGCGCAGTGCGGACGCAGGGGTCGAAGAACAGCCGGGCGATCTCGGCCTTCTGGCTCTTCTCATCCAGTTCAGCGATGAAGCCCTGCCCCAGAAGGAGCAGGGCCTCGTTCGCTACGGACGTAGCCGTATCAGCCATGGATTACGGAGCCTCGTCGGCGATGATCTCCACGACGCCCTCGTCCCAGATGCGAGTCGCACCCCAGGAGCCGCGGGCATAGACACGGTGCGCGAAGCCCTTGGTCGGATCCGGTGCGATCTGGCCGAAGAACTCCTCGTTCACGCCGGTGCCAATCGCCATCGTGTTCCACATGTAGCAGGAACGGTCGTTGGTGGCGAGCGGCAGGCGCTCCGAACGGATCCAGCGAAGACCCAGCGGACCCACGCCTTCCAGAGTACCGGCCGTCAGGGCCTGGATGGTCTGGTAGTCGGAACTGGTCAGCTCGGCGATCTGCAGGACATCGTTCACCTGCTTGGAGCCGTAGACGAAGCACATCTCGCCGTCTTCCCAGGCCTCGTTGGACTGCAGGATGCGGATGCCTTCCAGCAGCTTGCCGAGGGTCAGGCCGGCGTCGGCCGCGGGGCTTTCACCGAACTGGACGCCGACCTTCTGGCCGGCCGGCAGCGCGACGTTCGAGGTCGAGCCGTCAGCCGCCTTCGAGACAGCGTTACCGCCGGCAGCGGCGATGATCACATCATCCAGCTTACGGCCCAGAGCGGCGCGAGCGGCCCGCATGTAGTTCGACTCGGGGTCGATCAGCAGACGGAGCTTGTCCTCGCGGTCGACCAGGTCGCCCCAGTCGTAGTCGCCCGGAACCACGATGCGCCTCGAGTGCGGGGCATCGTTGATCGGCGTGTCCTGATGGCGCGTGGTGCGCTCGGACGCGGTGAACTCACCGAGACGCTCGAAGTTGTGAGCCTCGCCGGTGAAGGATTCCACATAGGTGTGGGCGAAGAGTCGAGAGCCTTTCTGCTGGTACGCATGGAGCAGCGTGTTCTTGAAAGTCTCGACAAATGCAATGTCGATGGTAGATGCCATGGGGTATTCCCTCCAAGTACAAAGTAAATCCTAGCGGCTTAGGAAACCGGCTCATGCCGGGCTTTGCCTTGGGCCTTCTAGCGGCCCCGGACTCTGGTCTTTCCCAGCGTCTGAGGGGCCGCGAAGGCGGGAATCCCATGCGCGAATAGTATCCCTGTCAGCCGCGACCCGCAACCAGCGCCTGGTGCAGCTTGTGGAACTCCTCCACCGCCTGGTTGTGGCCGGGGTGCCGGCGGTCGTGGTACGGGTGCTTCGGGTTCCCCTGGATCTCCGAGATGCGAGCTCTGGCCTCGCCGGGGGTGAGGGCTCCCGCTCGAGTGCCGGTGCTCCCCGGTGACTGCGGCTCGCCCAGGGTGGCACCCACATCGGACAGAGCCTCCATCAGGCCGACCGGGGCGGTGTCGAGCTGATCCACCAGTCCGTACTTCTCAGCCGCCAGCACGGCGTTGCTGCGCTTCGTGCCGTAGGCATCGCCCCAGCGCTCCTTCAGGGCCGACTCGGCTTCCTTCTTCGCCTCCTCGGACTTCGACTGCACCTGCTTCACGGCGTCCAGGTTCTTGGACATGATCCCCTGGAACTGCTCGTTGGTCAGGCCAAGCTCATGGGCGGTCTTCTTCAGGTCCGACTCGAACGTCTCGTCAAGCTCCACCTCGGTCTCGCCCAGCTCGTAGCCGTCCGGTGACTCGGGCCGGCCCAGCTTGGCGAACACGCCGTCCTTGTCCTTCACGTTGACCAGGTCCGGCACTCGGGTGCGCAGCTTCTCGTTGAACTCGTTCCAGACCTCCTCGCTCGCATCCTCCGATGGGATTCGGATGCCGTTACCGACAGCGGCCTTCGTCTCGAGGAATCGCTTCGCCAGCGTCTCAACGTCCGGCGTCTGCTTCAGGGTCTCGTTCTCTTTCAGGTCGTCCGGCAGGTTCTCTAGCCACTCAGCCATGATGGTTCTCCAGCTTCCGCATTATCCCGGCGACCTCCTGGACGAACTCGCACTGCCCCACCCGGTATGCGGTGTTGCAGCAGGAGTCGCCCATCAGGCCACCCTCCGTGTACATGTTGATCCAGGTCTCGAGCAGCTTCTGGGCCGGCACCGTCTGGAACGTAGCGATGACCAACTGCTCGTAGTCGCTGAACTCACTGCTCATCGCCGCCCTCTGGGTTGGCAGCGGCCATGGCCTGACCGGCCTCACCAGCACCGCGGGCCATCTCGATAGCCATCATGGCCTCCTGCTGCTGCTGGCGTCTCTCGCGAGCCTCCACGACCATCTGCTTGTTCCTGATGATCGACTCCGGCACTCCCAGCCGGCGGGCACGGATGCGCTGCGCCTCGTCCAGGTCCACCAGGTCCAGCATCTGCATAGCCAGCTCCTCCGGCAGTGCGCCGGCCAGGCCAACAGAGTCCTGCACCCAGCGGTCGATGGCGTCCACATCGTCCATGCGCTGGGCTCGGGTCAGGGGGGAGTCGTACTCGATGGTCACCTGCTGGCGCTCCTGGGCCTGCAGTACCGCGGCCGGCGGCTCCGGCAACTGACCGCCACGCAGCAGCAGGCCGAACACGCGCTGGATCGCAGGAGACAGCACCTCGCGCTGCAGCCGGCCGATCACCGGACCCAACAGCTTGAACGCCTGCTCCAGGCGCTTCTGCACCTCGTAGGCCGTCATCGCCCCGGTGTCCTCGCGACGGGGAAGCTCGAGCTGGTCGTACAGGAAGATGTCCCGGATCAGCCGGCGGGACTGCTCCACCTCGATCATGTGGGGCTGGAAGTCGGTCTGCCCCGGCATGTCGCCCAACGCCTGCGGATCCCGAACGTAGGTGATCCCTCGGGACTTGTTCTCGACGTTGCCATCGACCTTGTTCTTCATCACCCAGATCGGCGGGTCGATAGCCCGCTCCCAGGCCAGCATCTCCAGCCGGCGGGCCTCGTTCAGGGTGGTGGCCTCAGGCTGCGCCCTCTCGCCGGGGCCGTAGCCGTAGATGTCTCCCGGCCTCACCGTCCAGCGGGGCATGTACACGGCCTGCTCGTAGTAGCCGGTGTCCTCCAGCACGAACCCGGTCTCGAAGACGTACATGCAGCCGTAGGGGCGCTTCTCACCCGGCACCCGGCCCTCGGGCCTCGGCACCCGGCGCGGCCAGGTCAGATAGAACACGGTCCACTTCTTCGAAGGGTCGTCCTCCTTCTCCACCTCCGGGGGCAGGTTCTCGAACCGCTGGGTGATCTGGAGCTTGTTCATCTCCAGCTTCCGGCCAACGGTCTGAATGGTGCCGTTGTAGCTCGGCAGGCCGACGCACTCGTACAGGGGCCAGGCCTCTACCTGCAGCCCGTACCATCCGTTGGGGTCTGCATCCTCCCAGGGCGGTGGGGCGGCGTGGATCGCCGGAACCGCGGCGGCGAACGCTGACAGTGACAGCGTCACCTCGCTGAACGCCTGGTCCCAGCCGCTGTTGTTCATCTCGTCCCGCATCCGCTCGTTGCATTCCTCGAGCCACTCGCGGGCCTCGTCGTCCTCCCGGAGTTCCTCGTCCTCAAATCGGACGTTGAACCAGGGCGTGGCCGGTGATGCCAGCAGGGTGTGGATCGCCCTCCCCAGCTTCTCGCAGGCCTCCTGGGCAGTGGAGTCGAACACCCCCGCCTGGACGCGCTCGCCCTCGGCCCTGTCTCCCTGGAACATTCGGGAGTAACTGGGGGCCATCACAGCGGCGATCTTCTCCCAGGTGGTCTCCCAGTTCGCCCTGTCCGCGAGCATCTGCTCGATCAGGCCTTTTGCTTGTTCGCCGGTCTTAACGTCCATTCAGTGTCCCTCGGTATTCGATGTTGCGCATGGACATCGCCTCGACTGTCCATGCCTCCGGCGTCATCACCAGGTAGCGGGAAGCGTCCATCAGGTGATCATTCTGCTTCACCACCCGCCCCTTGTCATCCCGGTGATAGAGATTGAACTCCTCGAACCACCGCCTGAGATTGGAGAATATCTTCAGCCGGCCGGTAGACAGGCGCTGGTAGACCTCGAGGATCCCGGCCTCCACGGCGTTGTTCGCCTGCTCCAGTATCAGCCCCTCGTCCTCGTAGACCTGGAGCAGAGCCTCGCCGTCCTTCTGCTTACCGGCCCCGGCCGAGGCGGGATCGATGGCCCCGGTCATCCAGTCACCGCGGCGCTTGATGGCGCTGGCATGGACCGATGGCTCCTTCTGCCCGACCTTGTACTCCTCGGTCAGGTAGATCACATCGGTGTCCCGGTTCCACGCGCCCCAGACCGCGGCGGTGTAGTTCCAGCCCACATCGAACCCATAGCCTCGGGCGTAGTGCGGCGGGATCTCGAACGGGTCGATGCTGATGTCGTCCTCATCGAACGGCCAGATGACCCCAGACCCCAGCACCGGATAACCAGACCTTCTGGCTTTGAGCTGGTAGGCCGGCACCGAGGCCTGGAGTCGTGCCTTCTCCTCCTCGCCGATATGCGGGACATCGTCCCAGGAACACATCACGACGGCAGGCATCAGTCTTTCCCGTTCAGCGGGCGCGGGCAGGGCACCCGCAGGTAGTGGTCGCACTTCTCGCAGTGATAGGACATCGCGCCATTGATCCAGCCTATCTTGCGCATCTTATGCTCGCACCGGTCACACAGCGTCTCACCGTGCCTCGAGGGCTGGTAGGTGCGCCTACTCACCACGGATGAACCGCCCGTACTGCGCGTAACCCAGCCCGAACAGCGCCACGCCGGCACCGATCAGGACGCCACCGACCAGTGACTCCTCGAGTACCAGCCCGACATGGGCACCGATCAGGATCATGGCGAGGCCTGCAGCCCCGTTGCCTACAGCCTGTCGCACCTGGCTCATCATGCCCTCCCCGGATCCGCAGTAAATAGCCACTGGGCATTGGTCACATCGGCCCCGCACTCTTTGCACTGCATGGTCCCATCCAGCAAGATCAGGAAGGCGTCAGCCTCACAGAAACCGCAGGCGGCGACCGCCACCATCTCATCCTCGGTCGGTATCGTCTCAGTCTGTATCGACATCCTCGCCTCCCAGAAAGTGTTTCGTGACCTGCGTCACACCGGACAGCGGGGTGAACGTGCAGAGCAGCATGCCCGGATCGAACCCGCCCTCCGTGTCAGTGGTACGCAGCAGGCACTCCTCGTACACGGGCCAGGGCGGCTCCTCGTCCAGCCAGATCAGATCCTTCCGGGTGCCCTGGAACGAGCGCCGGCCCTGATCGTAGGACTTGAACGCCAGCCAGCTATAGGATCCGTGCGAGTTCCTCACCCGGACAGCCTCCACGGCATCCGGCACCGAGCCGGCCTTCCGGGTGATCCGGTCCACGAACTCGGCCGGGATCATGCCGGTGCCCCACTCACCTGGGGGGCCGAGCAGCTTCTCCTGGATGATGTCGCGCACCGTCTGCCCCGTGTCGCCCGCAGCCCAGACCGACACCCCGCGCTTGAACCGCCGGCCGACCCACCAGTCCGGGTACAGCCCGGTGAGGTGCAGGGTGGTCTCGAACGCGCCCACCGATTCAGTGTTGTGGGTCACGATGCCGCCCTCCAGTACGAACGTATGCGAGGGATCAGCCACCTCGATGCAGGTTGCCGGCCCGCTCTCAGCCTCAGTGACCCCGTACAGCACCCACTCCCTCGTTTTCTTCACCGGCACCCAGCGGCTGGCCTTGCGCTGCAAGCGGAATGGGCACAAGGTCGCTGACCGCAGTTTGATGCGCCACGATGGCCGGCCGACACCGTCTTGACTCTTGGTGTGCCGGCGCTCGCGCCTCGCTTTCATGCCCAGCGATGCCGCCAACCACATGAAATCATCAGCCAAGTCATCCGAGCTGGTGGAGAACTCCATGGCCCCGGTCTTCATTATCGAGCCGTCCGTGTCCATCAGGCCCTGCATCAGGGCCAGGCGCTGCGCCTCGCTCCCGCGCAGATAAATCGCCGGGATGTGCTTCTCGTAAGACCGCAGACCGGCCAGCCCCAGCTCTCGCATGGTCGGCATTGCACCCCTGACGCCGAACTCGTATGCCGGCGCGTAGCTCGAGACATCGCACAACCCCCGCATCGCCTCCACGATTTCGCCATCGGCAGAGGTAAAGCGGACGCTCTTGGCCTTAAAGCTCCCATCCCCGAGCAAAACCCCCATCGCATAGGGGTCCAGCGGCAGGGGGGCGTCCGGGAGCTGGAACGGCTGGGTCAGCGGCACCAAGGCGCGATGTTTCGGCGCATTCCCGTACTGAGACAGCGCGGCGGTCGTCTCCACCGTCCATCGGTGTTCGGCGCAAGCCGTGACAGTCCGATAGCCGTCGAACGACAGGTCGAACAGCGGGACGCGGCCCTGGGGATAAACTCCGACCACCACAGTGGGCCGGCCGGACCCCGACATGACGAAGTCGCCCACGGCGAGATCCTCTATCGGCACCATCCCGGTCGGCGTCATCACCTTGGTCCCGTGCCGAAGCGCCTTCCCGACACGATTGCCCGCTAGCATGGCCCGCTCGGTCTCGGTGAGCCCCAGGGCGAAGAACTCCATGTGCCGAGGGTACAGCTCACGGCGGTACTTGCCGGTGTCTGGGAAGTACTGGTCAATGCGCTTCGGTTCCTGGCGTCTCTTCAGCTCGGCCAGAATGCTCGATAGTTCGTGCAGTTCCTGGGTCGACATTCAGGGTGATCCCCTTCTCGGCGAGTTTCGCCAGCAGCATGGCGGCTCGGTCGTGCAGTTCCTCCTCGGTGGCCTGCGGGAGGTTCAGGTGTTCCACGGTCTCCACGAAAGCCTTCGTATGTTTTCCGAGCATTTCCAAGGCCTTGAGCGCGATTCGCCTCTCGCCATTGTTTCTGGCTTCGAAGTACAGGCTGATGGTCTCGTTCACCACCCACTCGGCGTCTACCTTGTGGGTCTCAATGTCCCGGTCGTTGAGTAGATCCAGGGCCTCTGTGACTCGGGGCCGGGAGAGCAGTCTTCGCACCTGAGTGCTTACCACACGGTGGTTTGGGGCTGAGTAGCCTGCCCGGCGGCATGCCTCTGCGGCGTTTCCCAGTCGGTGGTATTCCCGGACGAACTTCTTCTCCCGACCCTTCAGCTCTTTCAGGGCTCGAGCGACCAGCCTCTCGGTGTCTGCGGACATTTATTTCCTGTTTTTCCGGTCGGCAATCAGGCTGCGTCCTGCTTACCTTTTTCGGCCTTCGCGGGGGTGCCCACGGAGACCTCGGTGATGTCCTTGCACTGCACCTGGGTGAGCCTGACCATCGGTTCTCCGTCGTCCATGGGGATCCCGGTGGTGGCCTCGTTGCGCACATCCAGGGAGAACGGGGTCTCCCCGTCAGAGGAGTACAGGGACAGGCTGGGCCGGAGGTCACGGTTGATGGTCTCGACCAGGTAGACGCCGGCCGGCAGGACGACGCCGAACACCAGGGTGGTGCGGGCGCTGTTGGCGAGGTATCGGTCCTTCTGGTTCCTGATGTTCTTCAGGATGACGAATCCGTTCTTCGCTTCCGGTGGGTGGGGCGTCTTGCCCTTCAGGGTGATTTTCATGCGGGGGCTCCTGTGATGGTTTGCTCCAGCTCGGCGAGGAGTCGGTTCTGTATCCGAAGGATCTCGGCCTCGGTGCCGTAGCCCTCCCGGTAGAGCCGCTGATTCCGCGCCATGCTGGGTCCGTAGAAGAATGTTACCTCATCCGTGGCCGGCAGGCCGATGGGGGCTTCTCCCTTGTGGTGCCATGGGCATACACCATAGGTGTGATCGTGTCCCATGCGCCGCCCGCCGTCGAGGATGTGGTGTACGTCGCAGGGCACCTCAAGCCGGCCCTCTTTCCGGCAGGGTATGCAGCCGATCTCCTTGATCAGCCGGAACCGGCGCTTCTGGGCCTTGGTGGCTGGCTTACTCGGACCCATGGTATTCCTCCCAAGTTGGAACCCCGCAGATGGCGAGGTAGATGTTCCACGCCGCGCCCAATAATCCGAGAATGCTGAGC